GTAAATATTGAAAATAGTTATGAGCGCTACACTCGAGAACATGTAGTAGTGGTGGATACCACGAGACGCGAGGTTGACGATGCTGGAGAATGGATCGAGATACCCCGTATTACGCCTGGATTCAGATTGAAATACACGCCTCAAGCGGGTACTGAATTGAAGGATAAAGGCGACAAAAAGACGAAGAGTAAATCGTACATGAAACTGTATGAACGTAACAGGCGCGCGTATGAAACTCTTATCAAGAGAGCTCAAGAAAGTGCTAGGCACAGTCTTACTTTTGAGTCATCTCTAGTTCCTCGTGATTTTAGACCCCAATCAGGTGTGGAAGGGGTATCACTGATGAACACGACCTTGAACGAAAAGTCGCAAAATATTTCGTTCTCTGACCAACTCGAAACTAAGATGTATGTAGTTGATTCTGAGGTTGACCCTACAAGGCGCCTCCAGGATTCTAACGACGCATCTTTGGGTAACTTCTTTAGTCGTCCCATTAAGATTCGTGAGTATGAGTGGTCAACATCAAGCACCCTTGCTGAGGAATTTAATCCTTGGCAAGATTTCTTTGAGAATCAAAGGGTCATTGATCGCATTACTACCTTTAATTTATTGAGGTGTAAGTTACATGTGAAAGCTGTCATTAATGGCAATGGTTTTCAATATGGACGAGCGGTCTTGGCTTATAACCCTTTGGCGGTTTTTGATGATTTGTCTACCCACTCAGCGTTGGTTTCGGCAGATTTGGTTCAAACTACACAATTACCACACGTGTATTTGGATCCCACCACATCAGCAGGTGGGGAGTTGTTACTTCCATTCTTCTACCACAAGAATTACCTTAGTATTCCTGACGGTGATTGGACTGATATGGGACAGTGTTATTTACGCTCTCTTAATGCCCTCAAGCATGCCAACGGTGCAACCGATGTTGTTACCATTAGTATTTTTGTTTGGGCTGAAGATGTATCTTTGTCTGTGCTTACTAACACGGACTTTGTAGCCCAGTCAGGTAATGAAGTGGATGAAGCTAACAAGACTGGAATGATTTCTGGTCCCGCTTCAGTCATCTCCAAATCAGCTAAGACTTTGTCTGGTATATCGGCTATTGCGCCGTACGCCATGGCAACGTCCAAAGCTGCTGACGTTATAGGTGGTGTTGCAAAAATGTTTGGTTATTGCGCACC